GCGACAATTCTAGGGGAGGGTACTGTTCCAGTCGCACCGAGTTCCCTCCTTCAATTGACGTTCATGTTTGAAAGGTTGATACAGACAAAGACGACGGCACACGGATTCCGTGGTCCGCTCGTGTCTGGAAATACATTCAGTGTCTATGTCGTCGATGCATTCACGGGTCCGAGACCAGATGCAGGGTGGAAAGTGACCGGATTCAGTGACCCATCGATGCTCCGCGTCGACGTTGCTGGAAACATCACGGTGACTGAACTGTTCGCAGAGTCTGGAACGGCCAACGTTCTGGCGGACACAATTACAAAACCTCAAGAGTACCTGTACAGACTCGACGTCACGACGGATCAGGCGCAGGTGATGCCTTTGCCGAGTTCTAACGTCCTGTTGACCTTTATGCGTCCGAGTGCGACAATTGAAAGCAAGTATTATTCGATGTACGACCCGAAAATCTTTGACGCGAGTGCGATAAAGGGTCAGACGGCACATCTACGTGACCTCAACTCGAACGTGTACACAGACGTCCCAGCGCCGCGCGAGGCACTCATCGAAATGGATGGGCGAGGTTTCGGCACGGGTGCGCTCACTGCACTCGCAGCCATCGGTCCACAAGAAAAGTACATGTACGGTGGTGAATCGCTCTGGATGCCGAAGATCATTCAGCATACACCGTTCGCAATAACCCAACGTTTCCTCTTGCCACTCAAAACTGGAAATGAAAAGTTTCTTAAATCGTCGCGAACCTTTTCGGTTGACATTCACCCGCGTGAGTCTGGCGATCTCTTGTCGAACATGTACCTGTCGGTGTCTCTTCCCGCCCTGCCGGGTGGGTACGACTACACGCCTCTTGTTGGACGCGCCATCATAAAGAAGGCTGAATTCCTCATCGACGGTCAACCCATCGAAACCCTGACGGACGATTGGTACATTCTTCGGGACCAGCTGTTTCTCGACGCGGATGAGAAACTGGCAATGTACCAAGCGACGAGTCTGGGTCAGAGTGAATCGAACGTCGTTCCAGCGACGGATGTTGTGAAGATGATGATTCCGTTGGACTTTTTCTTTTGTCGGCGTCACAGCGATAGTAAGATTGGACGTGAAAAGCTTGAAAAGCCATTCTTCCCGTTGTGCGCCATCCTGAAACAGACTGTCACGATTCGATTCACGTTCCATGATTCGACGTGGATCACAAACGCACCAGCAGATGCAAATGGAAATCCAATCGACATTATAAATCCGAAAGTTCTCCTCGAGGAGATTACGCTGAGTCCACGCGAACGTATGTACTACCAGAGTCGAGAATTGAACTATAAGGTGAACCGTGTGTGGTCCGAGGCTGGTCAGCCGTACTCGGGTGGTAAAGCGATTATGAACTTGACCGCCAACTTTCCAGTGTCTATGATTACATGGTTCGTACGTAATCAGAATTACGAGGATGAGCAGAATGCAGAGTACTATAAATCGAGGTATCAATACGGGTACAGCACGGATTACATCCTAGCTGCTGTACCTGTAACGTTCTTTAACGGCGTCACAATCAATTTTTTGGACATTATTCAATCGGGGACGTTGTATCTCAACAACGAAAACGTGCTTTCCAACTTCCCGGGCGCTCTTTACTACAGTTACAAACAGGCTCTTGACCACGGACTTTCAGTGCCGACAAAGAGCATCTACATGTACTGCTTCGGAGACAATCCCAAAGAGTACAACCAAGAGGGGTACATCGATTTCAGTACGCTCAATTCACAGACGACGCATCTGGATCTGATTTTTGACCCAATTCTTTCGCCTCAGATTGAAAAGTCTTACACGATGTATCTGTACTACTATGGCTATGTCCCTCTTCAAATTTCCGGCGGATATGCAACACTCCTTTCTCGGTAATGTAGTCAACGATACCGTTGACGATACACCAGCGAATGAAATTCAGCTGTGCAACCGTCGTCGTAAATCCCTGAAACTCGATCCGCTCTGTACGACAAAACGGGTCAAAAAACTTTTTCGAGTAGCCGTCAAGTGACGACTTGTACGCCACGTGGACAGTAAACTGACGCCCAGTCGGTGTCTTGTACGTCACATTCGTCTGACGAGAATAGTTTGTCACGAACCATTCGAGGTTCCTGAGAGACACTCCGCGTCGGTGTTCAAGGATATCCTTGAGTTGTTGTGTGTGATCCGGGACTTCAAAGAATCGTCGAAGCGCCTCGAGAAGGAGGTCGCTTCGCGTCGCCATAACGGGTTAACCTCTCTTATTTTTAAGCGTTTCTTCCATACCTGGTGTCCTTTGTCCGTTCAAAACGGGTCTTTCAGACCCGTCTTTTGAGAAGGTACCATGTTGCCAAAGCCGCAACCAGAGTCCACCCTGTGAGGTGGTCCACTCGGTCCATGATGGCAATCTTCTCTGGCGGCAGGTCATTGAACGCCTGTTTGTAGCCATCTGGCTTGAACGGCAGCCAGATGTACCGCCCGAACGGAACAGCCGTCGGTTGCAGCTTGCTTTCGCATTTGTAACTCCAGTCGTACCACGCCATAGCGAGATACGGGAACCAAAGCAGGAACGCGAGGACCCATAGATTTCTGTGCGGTGCGAACCAGTATCCAAGTGAAAGAATGAGCGAAAAAATGATACACTTGACGTTAAACTCGAACGGTTTGCCTGGGAAGACTCCACCAGCCATAATACTATATATCTATTCGAGAGTTTTTTCCACGTTCACACGCCGGACATCCTGCGAGAAACATCGGAGGCAGTGAGTGTGTATGTACAGGACTCGGCGCCATGAGCATCAACTGTGATCTCGACGGTACGATGACACGTTGGACCGGCTTCTGATCCTTGTGACAACTACAGTACCCAGACCCATCCTTGACACCGCGTTTACACTTTTGCTTCGACGATCTGCTCAGTCCGTGACAGACGTTTCCGTTCCAGGCGCTCGTCGTGTTTTCACTCGCCGTTCGGAGAAGCTGTTGCAAAGAAATATCAAACGTACGACTAATCTTTTCAAGAGCTGCTGACATGCGTTCAACGACGCGACGCTCCACCTCCGACTCAATCAACTGAGCAATCTGTTGTTCCATGGTTTTCTATGACGCCTTCGGTTTAGGTGCGAAAAAACTCGAGATTGGTGGTACCGTCAAAAAGTCCACCGACTTGAAGATTGTCTTGAACGGGTTCGCACCCACCAACGGCTCGAGCAAGTCACACACCGGCTTGACCAATTGATGTTCGAAATAGTAGACATAGTCCAACGGAATCTTGTTGTCCACGACCCACGACGGATCCTCCGCCTTGTCACACAAAAGACCAGGCACCTTGGTAATCAAAAACGCGACACGATCACCTTGTTGAGGCTCTGACCCCGGTGAACGCTTTTTAATCTTGTCTCGAACCTCGACGTGTGGTACGCGCGTCTTATAGTCGGATCCAAGCTGCTTCGACATCATGAGTTCCTTCGAATCCACCTTGCCTTTGAGAAGCGTCTTGGCAGATGTCCGTGCATACTCGATGGCGGGTCGTGGATCCTCAGAGTTCAGAATCAGATTGAGCAGTTGCTTGAGAACGCCTCGAACGTACATACACGTGTCGCGTCGAACCACCTGCAGACCCTTGACGTCAATCTTCTTGAAGACGACCGCGTCCCCCTTCTTTTCGTACATCTTACCAGCATACCGCTTTTTACTGTATAAATAGTAGGGACAAAAAACCTTTTCAAGTTCTAGATCATTCGGCGCCTTGAACAATTTGGAACACTGCTCGGACGCCAATTCACCCTGTTCCCATGAGTAATCGATAGCCTCTTGCCCCTTGCGTCCCTGGACGTCAAACTCAACCATCACCGAGTCAGTGTCACCGTACCTCACTTTGGCACCAGGGAAATGCTCCTCCACATAATTCTTCGTCTCTTCAATCATCTGTCGTCCACGCATAGTCACGGTCGACGCAATGGCGACGCACGGCAACATGCCCTTTGCAGCACCCGTGAATCCGTAGATTGAATTCATCGAAATCTTGTATGCGAGCTGCTGACCGTTATACACCGCCTCCATTGGCGTCCCCTCTGCCTGAGCCATCAGTTTCTTCGCCTTTTTTCGAAACGCCGCAAGCTCATTCAGAATGGCTGGGAGTAGGGATGAAACTCCCTGTGCAAATCGATACGGTCCGTACTGTTCGTAGACAACACCGGGGATGTTGCCAAACCTGGGGTCGATAACCAGGCTTGAATAGCACAGGTTATGAGCACGCATGATGCTCGGATACAGGCTTGCAAAATCAAGGGCGGTGATTGGACCATAGTACGCACCAGTCTGAGCATCGAGCACGGTTGCCCCTTGATACTTCTCGTCACTCGTCGCTTTAGAGTACATCGTCGGAATCATGAATCCGAGCTCACGCGCTTTGCGTGCCATCTGCGAAAACACCTTGATTTGCTGACCGCGCTCACTCAGGTATGACAAAGGGACCCACGTCGCCTTTGCCATCTCGATGAGGTTTTGAATCAGACATAACTTTTCAGAGATGCGATGCGGAAGTTCCGTATCCTTGATACAGTAGTCTGCCACCTCACCGAGTTTGTCAGGATCACCCTCACGAAACCGAGCAAACATCTCCTTCACAGGCATGTCAATCTTCTGGTCCTTGAGAAACTCCTTCGAGACGTTGTTCAGTGAGTAGCTCTCGAGCTTGTGTTCACGTTTGATGTCCTGAAACATATCAAAGACGTACCGCCCGAGCATAGGAACCATCTTCAGGTCGTTTGACCCGAGTGCGTTGGACGCCAAGTGTTTCACGACGAGTTCGTTTGGAACACCACGTAGACGACCCCACATGTGGGCATCCGGACCAGCGCCAGTGACAACTGCGCGCGTGTACAGGTACTCCAAATCGAACCCGAAGATGTTCCAGCCAGTCACAATGTCTGGGTCGAGTTCACGGAGGTATCGACCCAACCGCTCAAGCATTTCACGCTCCGTATCAAACGATTCACATTCCG